GGAAATCACCACCGGCTGCGGCACGGGCACATAATCCGCTGTGGGCGCGGCGTCATACGTCCGCCCGCTCAATTGCCCCGCCCACGCCAGCGCTGCCGCGTCGTACCCATAGCGCAGACTGTCCAGGGCCAGCGTCGCCCCGCCCGGAATGTCGGTCGCCACCCGCGCATACATGGCCGGATTGATGGCCGCGAACAACGCCACATCCACCGTCGCCGCCTGGTTCTCCACCGCGAAGTGCCGCCCGGCCCATTGCAGCAATTCGGCAGCGGATAACGGCGCGAGTTTGGTCACCTCGTTAGTCCCCGCACCCCACGCCGCCGGATGCGCCGGACAGCGGGCGATGGCTGGCGCGTAATCGTCGCCCACCGCCAGATACACGCCGCTGACGCGCACCTCGGAGCAGCGCGCCTGCGGCGGCGTGTACGTATACGCCGCCGCGCGACTGGCAGCGGCCAGGGTATAGGTAGACAACGCCGCCCATGTCGTGGCAGCGGCATAGAGGGGCTGCACTTCCAGGGCCAGCGCGCCCGTCGCCGCCGCGCGCAGGCCATAAAACGCGGCCTGCGTCACCTGGTCAATGAGATTGAGTAAGTTGCCCGCGCTGAAGGTCTGCCCGGCGATGCGCCGCGCGGTCGGGTCGCCCAGGTCGAGATTCGCCAATTGCGGCAGGACACTGTGCCACACCAGCAGATACCACAACGCGCGCGCGCAGGTCAACTTACCCACCTCGGCCCAATTGTCCGGCGGCGTGCTGCCCGGATCGGCCAGGTCGGTGACGATGAAGGGGTAACCATACAACGCGGCGGCGGCATTGAGAGGGGAGAGTAACTCCGCCGTCTCGGTCGCCAGCCCCAGGTCGCCACTCACGCGCTGCGCGCGATAGAAGCCATAAAAGAGCACCTCCCGCGTGTCCAGGTCTACCAGCGCCACCGGGCTATAATCGAACCAGGCCGGCGTCCCGTCCAGCGTCACGCTGCCGCGCCAGCCGCGCTCCAATGACCACTCCAGCGACGCCTCTAGCACGGCGGTGGGCGTCGTTCCCACCCACACCGCCACCTGCCGACTATACGCGCCGCCCCACTCGTCGGTGAGGGTGCATTTCAGGTAATGCAGGCCAGTCGCCGTGGGTGTCAGGGGGAAATAGCAATTCGTCACGCCGCCCGCGCTGCCGTAGGCCGTCCCCGTCCCCCAGCCGGTGCAATCCCACGTGGCCGTGAGGCCGGCTGCCGGGTCGGGGGCCAGCACCTGCGAGGTGGAGGCGTCGAAGACCTGCGTATCGCCCACGTCCAGCCAGGCCACCTCCGGCGTCACCAGCGCGGCCGGAGGGAGGCTCTGCTGCCAGGTGGCGGGAAAGGGGATGTCGTAATCCTTGTACACCGTCGTGCTGACCAACCGTTGATAACGCGGCCATGGCAGGCGCAGATCGTACACCGCCAGCGCGTCCCCCGCCGTGAAGGTGGCCGGATTTTCCGCCAGGTAGAGGGTGCTGCCGCTGTGGGTCTTGATCCGCACCAGGTCAACGCCGGCGCGCACCAACAAGAGGCCGCTCGTAGCGGTAGGCAGCGCGCCGGAAACGGTGGTCACGGCCAACGTGAACGTCGTGGATTGCGCGGCATTGGCCGTGCCCGTCCAGAGCGGCGTGGTGGTGGGGGCCAACAGCCCCAATCGTGCCTGTAGTAAATTCATCGTTCAATCCTCTTAAGGCGCCGGCGGCGTCGCCGGCGCCAATAGGATGAATTCCAGAGCCACATCCAGATAATGGCCGCCCCAGCGGTTGAGCGTGGTGGGGTCCGGCACGCGCAACATCGCCTGATAATAACCCCAGGTATCGTACTCATTGCGGGTGTAGATATAGACTACCCCGGCGGCGCTACCCGCCGCAATGCCCAACGTGGTGCAAATGGCCGTCGTGTACGTCGGCACCGGGATGGCCTTGAAGCGCCAGACGGCGCGCGGATAGCCGCGCCACAGTTGGCCGCCGTCGCCGGTGGGCGTCAATTCCGCGCCGTATTTGTAGCTGGAGGCCGGCGCGACGCCGAAGACGCTCTGCGCGGTGGGGAAAACCGCGATCAAGGTGTTGCTGATGGCGTACTCAGCCATTGAGCGCCCCCTGCAATTGCGCCGCAAATTGCCCCAGGCGCGCCTCAAACCACTGGCGGTCATTCGCGCCCATCCCGGTGAAGCTGGCCTGGATGCTGACGGGCTGACTATTGAACGTCTGCTGGGTCAACGCGCCGCCATACGCGCCTTCGAGTTGCCGGGTCGTGTCCGCGTTCAGCACGAATTCCCGCCCAGCCTCGCCGAGCGTGTACGCGCCATAATCCGCATACCCGCCGGCCGCGCGCCCGCCCCGGCGCGTGGCAGTGCGGGCAGAGGTCGGGGTAGTCTTGGGGATACTGGTTTGCAGGCGGTTCAAATAGGCCGTGAAATCGGCCTCCATCGCGGCGTATTTCGCCTGCGCCGTCGCCTGCTGGCCGGTCAGCGCGGCGTCCAGGGCGGTCAACTGCTCCTGGAATTTGGTACTACGGAGAACCTTCTCCGCCTCATAGTGGGCATACTCCGCCGCTAACTCTTCTTGTTGCTGTATATCCGTCTGCGCCTTCTCTTCCTGGTAAGCGGCGTCCAACTCTGCCAACCGTTCGGCCTGTTGATTGCGGGCATCGGCCTGCTCCTGGGCGAAATCGGCCAACTGTTGATCCCGCTGTTCCGCATAATGAGCCTGGGCCTCAGCCTGTTGGCGCGAAAATTCTTCTGCTCTTTGGGCGCGTTGCTGTTGGAACGCGGCTTCCTGGTCGGCTACGGATTGCGCATAATCCGCGTTGCGCCGTTGCGCCTCAGTCTGGTAGTCCTCTTCCGCCTGCGTGCGCTGCTGGTCATAGCTGCGCGTGGCCTGGTAGAGGGCCGTGGCGTCGCGGTCAATTTCCGCGTCGGCTACCTGGTTGAGATAATCCTGCTGCATCCGCCGCATATCGCGTTGGTGATCGGCTTCCATCCGCGCGGCTTCAAGGCCGAAATTCCGCGCGTTCAGGGCGCGCTGGGCATAGTAATCGCTGTCGGCCTGCGCCTGGGCGCGCGCGAACGCGGCGGCCGCTTGCGCCTGATTGCGGGAGAAGTCCGTCGCGGCGCGCGCCTGCCCCTGCCGGAAGTCCTGGAGCGCGCGCGCTTGTTGCTGGGCAAAGTCAGTCACAATGGCGGTGCGCTGCTGTTCATACTGTTGTTCGGCCTGGGCGCGCCGTTGGCCGTAGCGGTCAATGAGGTCGGCGCGAAATTGCTCATACTGCGCGGTGGCGGCCGTGTTTTCTTTCTGAAATTGTTCGTAACCGGCGAGGGCGCTTTTCCAGGTAGCGTCGCCGACCATGTCCGCCAGGGAGGTATTGAGCGCGTCCACGCTCTGGGCGGCCTCCGTCGCCTGTTTGCCGGTCAGCCCCAGCTTCTCCCCCACGCCGTAGGTGAATTTAGCAAATTCTTCACCTTTACCGATGAGACTGCCCAGGCCGTAACTGACCAGGCTGGCCGTCTGCGTGACGGTGACGCCAAACTTGCGCCCGGTGATTTCCTCACCGGCGCGCATCACGCCATAAGCCGCCGCGCCCCCCACGGCTAGCACACCGCCCGCCGCCAGCGCCGCCCCGCCCGCGACTCCGGCCCCAGCCGCCCCGGCCGCCCCCGCGGCTTTGGCCGTGGCCGCCGCCGCGTAGAGCTTGCCGATGTTGGCCGCCGTGGCGGCGATCTGCCCCACCGTGACCAACGCCGCGCCCAGGCCGGCCAGCACTGTGCCGATCTTAAGCGCGGCGGCAATGGCTTCGGGATGCTGCTCGGCAAAGCGGGCGGCTTTCTCGGCGAGGTCGGCGGCTTTTTCCAGATAAGGCAATACCTGCTGTACTACCACGCGCCCCACGTCCTGCCCGGCCTTACCGATCCGTTCCTGCGTACTAAGCCAGCGCCGCGACTGCGCTTCGGCCCGCCCTGTGGCCTGAATGTAGGAATTAGCCGCGAGCAACAATGGTCCGGAAATAACCGCGCCGATGCCGGCGACGGCGCCGCCGATACTGCTCAACTTCTCGCCGGTTTCGGCCAGGCTATTCATCCGGTCATTAAGTTGCTTTATAGAGACAGCGGCTTTGTCTGCGCTCTTCTTAGCCGCATCCCCCACACCCGCGACAGCTTGGGCCGCGGCTTGGGTGCTCGCCGTATCCGTTTTGACTTTGAGGGTGACTTCAACCGTTTTATCCGCCATCTATGGCAAGCCCCCATTCACAATGCTGGTCGCCAGATCGCGCAGCAGCCAGATGCCAATCGCGGCGACAATCAGCGCGCCGATAATCAAGGCGGCCCACCGCAGCGCCTTAGCCCACGGTTCCCACTCGCGGCGGTGCGCGTCGGCGCGCGCTTCCGTTGCGGCTACCTGTACTTCCACGCCATCAATCCGCACTTGTAGGGTCTTGAACATCTCCGCAGTCTCTCGCTCGCAGTCTAATATCCGCCGATTGATTTGCATATAGCTGTCGGTCAACCCCTGGTACTGCCGTTCTAGCCCCTGCACCCGGCGCGCATTATCGCTGGCCGTCCCCGATACCGCCGTCAGCGCGGATTCCGCGCGATGCACCATCAGCGTCAGCGCGTCCAACGCCTTCTGTTGCGCGTCGTCGCGCGCCTCCAGCTTGTCCAGCGTGCTTTCCACGCGGGTCAACTGCTTGAGGATGTGTTCGCTTTCCGCGGTCAGCTGCGTGAGGCCGGTCTGCACATTGCGCAATTCCTGCAAGACCAGGCCATTGAAGTCCAGGGGTTTAGTTTCCATATTAGCCTCGGCTGATCTCCGGCGCGGGTAATCCCCGGCCCTGCCGCCATTCCCCCGTCCAATACTCAAGGCGCGCGCGGAGGCGGCTATGCGCCACCAGCGCCGCGCGCGCCCAGCGCGGTTCGGCGTACCACGCGGCCGGGGTCAACCCCCAGGCGCGCGCCGCGCCCAATTCCTCAAAACTGCCGGCCGCCCGGACGTCCGGTTCATCCGGCGGCGCCGGGATAGGTAAAAGGGGGTGTCCGTCCGCAGTCAGCCGGAAACACGGCCTCGGCGGCGCCGATGTCGTCCTCCGTCAATGCCGCGCCGTACATCACCGCCTGCACTGCCTGGATGTCGCCCGGCGTGACCAGCAGGGCATACTCGATGTAGTCCAACAGGCGCCCTTCATCCCCGTCGCGCGGCTCAATCCCGGCATAGCGCAGCGCGCGCGGGAACTGCCAATCCTCCGGCGTCACTACGTCGGGTAAGGCCAGCAGCCAGGCCACTTCCCGCGTCAACTTTTCGCGGGATGCGCGCGCGGCCGGGTCTTCCGAGGCCAGCGTGTCGTGGGGAGCAGCATACCGTCGCTCGATTTCGGCCAGCGCGAAAGGCGGGACGGGCTGGACGGCGAGGGACTGGCCGGTGCTCAGCGTGACGGTCGGCGTGCTCAACTCGCCACCTCACAGAACAGGACGATCTTCGCGCCATTGGTGGGCGCGCCGGCCCAGGTGAGGCTGCCGACGGCTTTGGTCAGACCGGCGACCACTGCCGTGCCGTTGTTGTACACTGACATTTTGTCCGTGCTGATGGCGGTCTTGCCCACGAGGGTAAACGCCAACGTCGCGCCATCGCCCTCAAAGGCGCTCAGGCGCGGCACGTATTCCGCCGACCCGAAGGCCAGTTGCATCTCGGCGCAGCCGTCCGTGCCTAAGACCAACGCTTCACCCCACGGCCACTTGCTGACGACCTGCGCCGTCACCATATAGCGCCGTTCCTCGGTGGCGCGCTCGCCCCATTCCCCGGCCAGCGGCGTGAGCTTGGCGCGTAGGAGCACCCACTCATAATGCCCGCGCCCGGCATCGCCGGAGACGACGCTCTTCGCCTCACGCCAGGCCAACAGCCACATATCGGGCAAATCGGCCTGTTCGGTGGCGAAGGGGAGCGCCTTCATCTCGCCCACCGTTTTGACGTTGATCCCACTGACCAACGCCTCGGCGGTCATATCGAACGCGCCCACGCGCAATTCGCCGGTGACGCCTTCCTGCGCGGGGAGGACAAACTGCGCCAACACCCGGTCATCGCCGGTGGCGGTCAAGCGTTGCCAATCGGGGATGTTGAGAGTGAGCGCCTTCGCGCCCACAATGCGGAGCCCGCTGTATTCGGTGGCGCTTTCGACGGTGGGGTAGCCGTTGGCGTCCACCGCCAGAAGTTGCACGCCGCGAAAGGAGACGCTGGTAATTTGTGCTGCTGCTGCGGTCATAGGTCTTTACCTCCTGATAGTGGGCGCTTCACCCCAGGGGTGAAGCGCCGCTGTGAATAATACCCCGGATTTTCGCCAGACGCACCGGGCCAATGCCGGAGATCGCCAACAATTCCGCATCGGTGGCGGCCTGCACCTGGGCCACGGTAGTATAGCCCGCGTGGACCAGCGCGCCCATAATCTCCAGGTCAATGCCGGGCAGTGTAGTCAATTCACTGCCGGTAGGGGCTGTTTCTGCCAGTTCCTCAGCGGGGGTTAACGGGCGATCAATCACTGGCCCGTGGGGGTTATACCGACAGTATCCGACCTCCCGGTCGCCGCGCGTCACCCACGTGAGTGGGCTGCCACATTGGGGACAGCTAACAGTCATCCAACACCTCCACCCGGAGTTCAAACCCCACGGCGCTATACTCCGGTAATAGAATCACGCCGCTATCGCCCAACACGGTGGCTTGCCACGCCTTGCCATTGAGGGTAGGCGCGGCAATCAGCGCCGCGCTGACCAGCGGCAGCAACGTCCGCACCCGCGCCTCGATGACCGGCGGGGTGGCCTGGCCTTCCGGCGCGACGGCCACCCGCACGCGATATTGGCGCGTCTCGCGGTGAAACCCATACGTACTCGTGTCATAGGTCGCTGGGCCGGTGAAGACATACAACGCGGGCATTTCCGCGCTGTCCAGCTTCTCCGGCGGCGGGTCGCTGGCGTTGAAGATGCCGCTGACCGTGGCGCCGATGGCGACGATCCCTGCGCAGGTGTCCGCGATGCTCATAGCGTCACCTGGCGGCGCGGCGGGAGCAGCGCCTGAATGTCGGCGGGGATGGCGGCGGGAACGATAGTGACGCCCGTTTCAAAGCTGGTCGTCTTCTCAAACACGTTGGCGTCCTTCTGCCGGTAACGCCACACTACCAGGCGCGTGGCGGCCAGGGCATAATTGCCCCAGGCCGTGTAGCGATAGATCGGCGTGGTCTGGACGTGCGCCGCCGCCGCCGTCCCATTAGCGCCCCGCGTCACGGTGAGGCTGTCGGTCGTGGGATTGGCGGCGGTGACGGTCAGCAGTTCATCCTCGATTTTTACGAGTTGCCCGGTCTGAAACAGGCCGCCATCGGTGACGGTGACACTCGTGGCTACCGCGCTGAGCGGATTGCTCTGCACGGCGTCGGTGAGCGTCCACGCGCTGCCGTAGTCGGGATGATAGCCCCACCAGCCCGTCACGGCGATGACCTGCTCGCGCTCGCCGTTGTCGCCCATCTGCCAGCGATACTCCGACCCCCGCTTGATTCTCAGGATATGTTTGGGATAGATATTCGGCGGCTCGGTGATCAGCGCGGTAGTGGGCAAATCTTCGCCATTGCCGTTGGTCACACTGACCAATGCCAGTAGGTCATCATCCAGCATCAGCTTGCCCTGGGAGAGTAGCCCCGCCGCGTTCATCTGCTGTACCCACGTCTCGGCATCGTACACGCCGAAGGCGTTGCCCGCCTGGATGGGGTAGTCATAGTAACGGGTCTCATAGCGCACGTCACCCCGGCGGATGGCGTTGAGGGTCTGATTGGCCCACGTGATGAACGTTTGGAGCAGCGCGTCATCTGCCGTCTCAGCGGTCGCCAGCTTCAGATAGGCGCGAATTTGGGTCAGGGTAGCGTAGTCCATAAGCGCCTATGCCGCCGCTTTCTTGCGGCGGTTTTTTTCTGGCGCGACCGCGGGCGCAATGCCGGCGGGCGCAATGACCGCTGCTTCAGCGGGGCGCGCATAGCCGGAATCTACCAGGCTGCGCCCGTACTCCAATGAGGTTTCCAGGCCCTCGCCGGCCGTATAGCTGCGCGCGTGACCGTGCGCGTCGTTATACCGTCCGGGCTGTACAATGATGAGTTTCATAGTTCATCTCCCCGGGTAGCCCAGTAGACAGGAGACCCGGCCCCTGTCTACCGGCTACCGTTTGCCGTTTACGGAATCCCGATTACTAACCAATCCACGTCCACGCCCACCGGCGCGGCCGTCCCGTCCGAAATCCACACACTGGCCGTCACCGTAGTCCCTACGATCAGGGTGCTACAATGGGTCGCGGTGAATGTCGCCGCGGAGATGCTGCACCACGCAGCGGTCGGGCTGCCCACCTTCTGAGTGGTCAGCGCCGCCGTGCCGGTGATGGTCTGGCTGCCCCAGGAGAACTGAAAGTTAGAGTCCTCGCTGCCTACGGGATAGAGATCGCTGCTGCCGTAGTTGAGGGTGTTGGCGACATCCAGGTGATCGTTGACAGTCAACGTCCCGCCGCTATTGATGATCGTACCCTGCGCGTCCAGGACGCCGCTGACCGTCAGACTGCTTACCGTTTGCGTCGTCACCGCCGCACTGGTCAGCGTCACCGTCGCGCCCGCCTGCACATCCAACGTTGCGCCGCTTTGGACTTCCCACACGCAACCGTCGCCGGCCGTCCATTGATTGCCCCCGGCCTCCATCCAGCAATTAGTCTGGTAGGCCCCGAAACTCGTGGGTTCATTGCCGCCCGTGACGCTCAATGTCTCAATCTGCCGCTGGAGCAACGCGAGTTCCTCGTGCGCCACATAGCCACTGAGGTCAACCGGCGTCGGTGTCGGCAGTGGCGCGGGGATCTCCGGCGTCACCGGCAGACTGATGCCAAAGTAGCCCAGAATCAAGGCCAGCATACAGAGACCGGCCATCACGATATAGTTAATCTTTTGTTGACTCATCGGTTCTGCCTCCTGTTTGAGAAATAGGAAATAGGAAATAGGAAATAGAGTAGCCTACGTTGCTTCGCCACTCCCATCTCCTATCTCCTAACTCCTAAACTTTCACCACCGTGTTGTCCTGCGTGGGGGGCAGATGCCGCCCGCGCGCCAACACGAACGACACGCCCACCTGCACGTCGCCGCCGCCGGCGGCCGTCGCCGTCGCGCGGATGTACCGCTCGCGCTCGCTCAGGTTCACGTCCATCAGGTACGGCTCATTGTCGCCGGTCGGCCCGACGGCCCCGGTAGTCGCGCCGGTGATGTCCGCGAAGGCGTCGCCTACGCCGTTGTCGCTCGATTCCTGGAGCTTGACGGTGATATTGCCGGTCGTCGCCAGCCCCACCTCCACGATAACCAGGAGTTGCTCATACCCCGCGCAATCCTGGCCCGTCCCATCTACAGTCGCGGCGCTGGCGATGTCCTGCGGCGCGATGTTTTGCTTGATTAACAAGTTATCCGATACGGTATACATCTTCAGCCTCCTATGCCGATACCTTTTGTACCGCAAACGCCCAGGTGCGGTTGACCTGCCCGCCCAGACGCCGGCGGAAGACGAACTTCACGATGTCCTCTTCGCTGTGGGTGGTCTCATCCCGCAGCACGCTCATCCCGATGCGATCCGCGATCTGGTAGCCCATCAGGTTGCCGAAAATCACGGGGTAGCTGTTGGCGGCGATGTCGGGCATGGCCTCGTCGGTGAGGACGGGATAGCCTAACAGCCGATCCGGTTCGCCCTCGGTGACGCTCGGCTGCCACAGCGGGCGGCCCGCGTCGTCCAACATCTGCGCGCAGACCCCGGCGGTCGTGTCGTTCATAATCCACACCGCGCCGTTCCGATATTGCCGCGCGACGCCATAGCGCAGGGCGACCAGCCCGGTGAAGCGCAGTTCCGTCGCGTGCGTGCTCCTGACCTCGGTTAGCCCCAGGCCATTGACGCTATTCGGCAAGATGCCCTGCGGCTTGGCGATGCCGTTGCCTACCAGGAATTGTTCGTCCTCGTCAAGCGCGAATTCCTGGGACGCCCACTCGCTGAGTTTGGCGCTCAGGGGATAGGCGGAGTCTTCCAGCAACGCGCGCGGCGTGCGGATGGTCGCCAGGGTGATATGAATGGGGGTCTTCTCCACGCCGAAGGTGGGGTTGGTGGCCGCGTCGCCGGTGGAGGGCGTATCACCCACCCAGGTGACGCGCACCGCGCCCACATGCCGGTCGTCGCCGCCGGTGACTTTCACGCGGATCATCACGTCGCTCGAAGTCTGCGTCACATCCGCGCGCGGGCGCACGGCGGTCAGGCCGGGCAGCCGCTCGATGATGTCCAGGCGGATGTCTTCGGGGACCAAAAAGCCCCCCAACGTATCAATCGCCTCGCTCATATCGGTCTTCAGCGCGCTGACTTCGCCGCCGCTGAGGACGAACGCTTTGAGTTGCGCGGGCGTGAGGATGACCTGCTTCATGGTGTGGCGCATCTCCCCATCCAGGCCGCGCTCGCCATGGCGCAGGTAACGCCCGAAGGCCACATGCTGCTGATGGCGCTTGACCTCGTAATCCGCCCCATAGATGTCAGTGGCGACGGCCTTGATGCCGCTGGGCGTCTCCCCGAAGCGCAGCACGGCCAGCGACTTGACGGCCTCCGCGCGCGCGTTAACCTCCGGCGCGACGGGCGGCTCGCTGCCCACCGGCGCGGGCTTGAACTCGTAGGGGGGGCGCGGCGCGGCCGGCGGGGCAATCGCCCCCAGCGCCTCCAGCACCGCGGCCTTGATCATGTCATCGTCCAGCGCGGGCGGCTCAGCGTCCGGCGCGGCGGGTTTCTCCCCTGTCAGGCCGGCCAGTGCCAACACCGCGCCGATTTGGGCGTACTGGTCATCAGTTAGCCCCGGCACCAGTTGTTTGATAGTTTCTAAGAGATCCATCTGCTTTACCTCCGACTTGGCTTGGTGAATAAGGCCCACGCTTTTAAGCGGCGCCACACTGGCGCGCGGCTCGGCCGGCGTGGGGGTGAACGAAATTTCAACAATCGGCCAGCGCGTGAGTTTACCATCCGGCGCGCGCTGCACCATGTGTCCCGCCGTCCCGCTGGAAAGGCCCAGCTTGCCGGCCTGGACTAACTCGTAAATCGCTTGCTCATATTCATCGCGCAAGTTGAGTTGCGCCTCGACCCACACGCCGAGGTCATCCACCCGCGCCTTGCGCCAGCCACTCCCCAGCAACTTGCCGTCCAGGGTGGCGTCCATCCCGTGATGGTACATGGCCGGGCGCGGTTCATTGCCCTCCCACAGGGTTTCGGTCTCTGGGGTGAAGTATTCGCCTTGCAGGTCTTTAGCTTCTGGCCCAGAGAAGAGCAGCGCGTAGCCGCCGACCTTGCCGCCGGCCAGCGCCTTGAGCGCGCCGCCCATCGCAATGCGATCAATGGCGGTCTTGCCCTCGGCGGCATAGAGCACGCGGCGTTGCGCTTCGGCGGCCAGCTCGGTCGGATGGCACCCCAATGGCTCGCCGTCCGGCTCACCGGCGGTCTCCTTGTAGATGCAGTATTGATTTTCGCGTTTACGAATGAGATAGGGCATGGTTAACCTCCTTATCTGTAAATTTTTGCAGATGTAGGGGCGATGTTTCGTCGCCCGCTTTCCGCGTATACCACTTCGCGGCAGTTCTGGCGCGGCGCCCGCGCCCCTACGTGCTGCCGATTGCCTTGCGGATTTCCCGCACGGCCGCATCCTCGAAAGCCTGTGCAGCGCCTGGCAGATTTTGTTCCACCTCGTCGGCCAATTGCCACCAGCGGTCTTTGTGGATGGGCGCCTGCTGCGTATCGTCGCCGATGACGTAAGGGCCATATTGGATGGCCGTGCCGATGCTCCCGATCACTTCGTTCCCGTTGACTGTGCTTTCTATGTGAAAGCTATTCCCAAGTTTTCTGGTACGGGCATACGGGATAGTTATTTTCCCGCTCGCCATCGCCCAAAAGAAATACCCCTGCTGCTTGCGGCTCTTGAATTTGCTCTGGTACGCGCCGCTGTGCAATTCGATGATTCCCTGCCGCAAAGCCCAGAAGAAATACCGCCGCTGTTTGGCGCTCTTGAAGCCGCGTTTCTCCGGCTGCCGCGTGTAAACTTTGGGCAACTCGCCCGCGTTCCCGCCAGGATACGGCGGCAACGTTTGCCGGAGATACGCCAACGTTTCATCCATCGCCGCCGTCAAGATTTGCGGCATCTCGGCAGACAGTTGGGCGAGAGCTTGCTCTAACTCGTCCAGGCCGGTGATTTGGAGTTCAAAACTATTCGCCATTGTGTTATACTAAAATCAACTCAGGAAAGGATAAAGCGTATGTACCAAAAATTCATTGTTACCACGGAAACGGTTACTCGTCCCGATCAAATCGTGGGGTGTATCACGTTTGATGACACCTTAAAAGTTTATGCTCACGATGCGACGCAGGCACAAGCCTTTCTGCAAGCCATTGCCGTGCCGTATATGGCGGCGCGTGACGAACGGTTATCGAATGGTGCGGTGGTCTGGAAAAGAGTCCCCTTTAATCCGGGTACAGAAGTCCACTTCGGCGCGCTCGGTATGGCACGTGAGACTCGCCAACTTTTATCCGGTTTATTTATTGTGGCCGATTGGCGCGTCACCGTGCCCGCACCCACTTTTCCAGCGCTGGCGGAATACCCGGCTCTCGCAGATACGCGTAACTAAACGCCACTGCAAATTGTTCCGATGGAGATTTCGTCAAGAATGGGTTATTCTGCACCAGAGTGACCCATTCGGCTTGTTCCGTAGCGGATAATTGCCGCCACCGCGATTCCCCTACCTCGTGCAACAAAGTTTCCTCGAAGGCTGAAGCCTGCGTATATTCACCGGTGTGCGGTTGTAAGTCACGCCCCTGGGGATAAAGCGTAATCCGATTCCCCTGGTGCATTCCCATTACATCTGGGTTGGGTCCGTAGGCTTGCTCCGCCAGCGAAAATTCCTCAAATAGCGGGTTGCTGCGGACATCCGCCGGGGGCAATGCCCCTAATACCGTATTCAAGGCTTCCGCTTCTGTAGGACGCAAATTGTAGCCGGAGCTCAAGTCCAGGGATACCCCGTATGTCTGGTAAAAGTGCTGCAAGTAGCCGATTTCCCCCGCATCTCTGGGCAAACTCGGGATAGTCACCTCACGGCCATTCAGTAAGCCCCGCTCCTGCCCCGTGCCCGGCGTCGGACTGCGCTCTGGCCTGACCACTGGCTTGACGCCGCACCGGCAGCCCGGATGCGCGGGCGGATTCTTGACTACCACCCGCTTCCCCTTGACTGTCACCGCGAAATCCTCGCCTAATTTAGCCCGTTGCTGATGCAGTGCCCCACAGACAGGACACACGCGCTCATCTACTGCCGTCTCCCACTCGCGCCCCCAATACCCCGCCGCTTCCCACACACGATTATTGCCATCCGCATACGCCCGCGTGGATTCGGTCATTGCAATCAGCCGCGCGCGGTAGTCGGGTTGTAGCGCCGTGGCCGCTATCGCCTCCAGGTCGGGAATCAGCGGCTTGATGCGCTCTACCAGGTCGGGGAAGGCGTTGCCAGCGGCAATCCACTCGTCCACCTGTTTTTGCAGGCGCTCGCGGGTGTTGTCCGTGATGCCTCTGACCAGATCGTAGGTGTAGGTTTGCGCCTGGCGGCGGGCGTCCTGGTTCACCAAATCCCAGGCGATGCCAATCACCGGCGCGGCCTTCTTCCGCGTAGACTCATTCGCGGCAAGGTCTACCTTGCCCGCCGCGATGCCGGCCTGCGTTACGCGCAACAACCACGGCTCGATGAGCGTCTGAAGTTGCTCCTGTAAATGATCCCAATATGCCTTTGGTAAAGTGCCTTTATGCTCTGCCAGCAACGCCGCGATTTCCGGCGCTTGCTGGGCGAGTAACCGTTGTAATGCGCCTTGCAGCGCAGCCTCGTACCGCCGCGCCGGTTGCTCGTCAGGGGTAGCTTTGCCGAAAAAAGTTCGGTGGGACGCCCTCCGGTGACGCCCCCAGGTCTTCCCCCGTTGGCGCGCTCACGGCCGGCTGCGCGCCCATCCCCTCGGGCAGCGCGGGCTTCTGCCAGTACTGCGCGCGCACCTCATCTTTCGTCAAATACGGGCCAGCGGCCTCGACTTCTTGTAATTCCTGCGCACGATTCGCCGGGCGGATGTCCGCAAAGCCCGCCCGCAGGTCGCGCCCGTAGTAGGGCATTACCAGTTGCGCGGTCAATTGCTCGCTCAGCAGGCAGAGCAACGGCCAGATCGTCTTTTCTTTGAAGATGCGGTCGGCGGTCGTGGCGTTGGCTTCCGTCGCGTTTTTATCCAGCAACCCGCCCGGAATCCCGTACACGGCGAAGATCTCTTCTTTGGTGAACTGCCGCCCCTGGATGAAATCCATATCCTTCGGATTCCAGCCGAGCAGCACGGCTTCCACGCCGCCGGGCGCAGTCGTGATCGCCGTCTTGCGCCGCGCGGCCTGATAGTCGCTGCGGAGTTGGCTCTTGAGCGCCTCCGCGTCGGCCGGGTCAATCGGCGCGTTAGGGTCGCCGGATTTCAGGTTGATGATGGACGATGGCATCACATTGTCTTTGCCGAAGAACGCGCCGTTCCAATAGGCCATCGCCTGATCGCTATCGGCGGCCAGCAGCGCGGCGGCCAGCGGACTCAGTCCCCGGAAAATGTCCCAGGGGTTGGGGAGTTGGAAATGCACGACGTATTCTGAGGGGATATGGAATTGCTGCCCATTGGCGGTGTACTCGTAATAATCCACAAAGCGCTCCCGGTCGCCGGGCGCCACTTCCACGGCGCAACTGGGCAACGGCCAGATTTCCGGGCCAGGGATGACCCAGTAGGCATTACCGGAAAGCTCTAACCAGGTGGTGGTATACTGCCAAAGATACGCCGTCCCCATCCAGGGATTCGGGCGATCCAGCAGTTGCTCCAACGGATGGTTGGCGATCTGCACCGGCTGCGCGTCATACCCCACCTGGCGCGTCACCTGGAAGGCCGCCGCGCTTACCTCGCGGGCAATCATCCCGATGGCCGTGTACACCCAGCTATTGCGCAACGCGCGTTTCTGCGCGCCCTCGGCCAGCAGATTGCCGCCCGTCCACCGCTTCTCGTCCGCCGTCGCATCCAGGAACGCCGGGCGCCGCGCGGGACGCCCATTGCGCGCCAACTCCCGCTGCCGCTCAAACGTGCCGAGCGCCTGCCCCACATTTCCCGCAATCTGCTTTAAGCGATTTTTAGCCATAATCTGTATCTATGCTACCGTCATCCGCGTCGTGCGCTTTTCCGCGCGATAATGCGCCAACATCAGCGCCTCGCCCTGATCGGGCGACCGGCCCAACCGGGACTTGATCGCCTCTTTGTCCTCCACTTGAATCCCGTGCGCGGTGATGCTATAGCGCGCCGCCGTCAGGTCGGACAACACCCGCGCTCCCGGCGGCAGCGCCAATCCCTGCCCCTTGCCTGGCTCCAACGCCTCGCGCAGCGCCCAATGGTAGGCGGCCCGCACGTTCGCCATAGCGAACTGCCCACTGCGGTCGCGCATGGGACTCCCGGCCCCCGCGTTGACCGCGTAGACGTTTTTATAGAGCTTGCGCGCGCTATCATAGACACTCGCGCCAATCCCCACCACGTCAATGTTAATCGCCGGCGTCCCACCCTGCAACAAATGCTTACCTATCAGCCCGGCCACCGCGTCGCCGTCTGGCGTCGTCACGCCGGGATAGCCAGTCACGGAAAACCACCTGCCGCGCCGTTCCGCGATGCCGGTTTGATCCTGGCCGCCGCGCGCGGGATCGACGCCCAGTGCGTCTAATAGGTCCTGGCATTGCGGCGTCCAACGCGCCTGGGCCTGTCGCACCCACTCGGTAGGGATGACCTGCCAGTCATCATCGGCCAGCCCTACCGTAAAGCTGCCATAGAGTAGCTGCGAGCGCAGCGGCTCCGGCGCCGCCTGCAACATCGCCCGGTAATCGTCGCCCAGGTAGGGATTGTCGGACAGGCGCGCCGGGATGAAGGTGCGGCTGCGCGGGATGACGGTTTCCCCCTGGTGCTCGAATGGCGCGGGGCCAGCCACTTCTACGCTCTTCTCGTCCAGCATCGCGTACCAACGTAACTCGCCCGGCGCGGCCGGATAGGGATGTTTGTCATCGAGCCACGGCCCCCAGTAGTCAATCACCCATTGCCCGTCGGCGTGCATCGGGGGATTGCCGGTAGCGACGACCCGGCAGCGTTGCCCGGGCTCCGTCGTGCGGTTCCAGCGGATGACGAATTCGTACATCGTCCGGCTGAACTCGGTGATCTCGTCAAAGCCGAGCAGATCGTGTGGCCGTCCCAGATAGCGGAATTTGCTCTGCTCGTGCGGCAAGCTGCCAAACTCTAAGGAGCGCCGCCCCTGAATGGCGCGCCAGACGTGCTCCGTGCCGTTGTACCGCCCCTGGTTGCCGACCAACTCGCGGCTCCGGTCAATCAAGCCGCGCGCCCCCACCATCTGGGCGTATTCCCGGCGAAAGATCAGGCTGTCAAGGTGCAGGCTGATGGACAGACCCAGCAGCAGATCAGACTTCCCGCCGCCGGCGCTGCCGCCATAAAACAATTCATCCGCCGGACTCAGGATCGCCTGCCATTGCGGCTGGCTGGCCGGCGCCCAGAGCGCCGTTTGCTCCTGGATCGCCGCCAACCAGGCCAGCACCGAGGGCGGCTGCGAGTGTAGAAAGGGCGCGATCCCGCTGTTGCGCATCGAGCGTTACCGTCCGAGGCTGAATCGGGCCCCCGTCCGGCCCGGTAATCTCGTGCTTCGCGGTAGGCGATAGCCCCGCGCGGTCAAGGACGGCCATCGCCGCCCGAATCTGCTCCCGATTGAGCGTGCCGTTGACGCCGTCCGTCGCCAACTTGCGCGCGATGGCCGGCGCTTCGCCGCGCAATTCGCGCAGCGCGCGCGCCACCAAATCGCCGCCGAGGGCGTCCAGGTGCATGTCGTAGGCTGCGGCGCGTTCCGTCCAGCGCCACCGTTGAATGGTTTTTTGCCAACTGCCGGGGATGGAAGTAGCGCCAAAATCGCGCTCTTTCGCGCCTTTTCGCGCCTTTTTTCTAACCTGCGCTTCCCATTCAGCGCGGTAGACGCCGAGCAGCGACCGGCGCGGGTCAACCAGCCACGCCCGAAAGCGGGTATACCAAAGCCGGGATTCGCCCGGTTGCTGCTCCCATAATTCGCCCACATTCTGTTAATCCCCGATTATTTCCCAGGAAATAATTTCATCCGTATCCCGCCATTCCCACCGGCGCAAGGGTCGGCGCTGTATCCTGCGCCATGCCAGATACAGCCAGCCCCACACCTTAGCGCCCAGACAGCGTAAACGTTTCATAGCAACACAAACGCCGGGACTAACGGCAATCCGTTAGCCCCGGCGTTCTCGCTCAGTCAGGCCAAAATACACACCGCGCGCTTTAGGGGCGCGCGGTAGTAGTCGGTAATAATCCAGTGGCCGGTGCAGTCTTAATCGTTTTTTCGTACCCGATAGCGATCTGTTGCGGGTCGCCGTGCTTCAAAGGCACGCGAAAAATCACCTCGCCCCAGTGCCCAGCGTTGACGAGCTTTTCCAGTTCGTCCTTAATGACCGCTACGATTTGCTCTACCGGCATCATACCCCTAGTATATACGCACATCTGTTCTAAGCAAGTGAATTTATGGCGCATTTTGACATAAATAACCGAATTTACACCAAATTGAAATTATTTCCTGGGAAATAATTCCGGCCATCCGCCAGTCTATTTATCCCCAATCCTGTCAATCATGTTAATCCTGTCAATCATGCTAATCCTGTTTCCCCTTATGTATGCCCGATTCCCTGGGGTGACCGGTGGGGAGACCGGCAAGTTGACCGGTGGGGAGACCGGCGTTCTTCCCCTCAAATCACGGGGAGACCGGTGAAGTGACCGGTAGGGTGACCCCGGTCACCCCAAGTCAACGGATGCGGTAATGCTGATTGAACCACGCCCGCCCCTTTTTCTCCACCGGCAACCAATCCACGTAGGGCCTTGACCAGTGCGTGCGATGCCAATCTTCCCACCCGTCGCTATCTATATCCGGGGCAGTCGTGCAGTCAATCTTTAGCCCGTCATCCGTGACTTTCCGAGATTTAACTTCCCATTCATTGATCTCCACGATTTCCACCGGCGCGCGACAAATCGGACACACGGCCACGTCGGCGGGGATGGCCGGCCACTCGGCGGGCTTTTGGTTAGAAATCCATAGATGCGACATGGCGCAGTGGATTTCTGGGTAACTCTCCGGTTCATCCAGCAAGTCACGCCAGCACGTCCAGCACAGCACATCGCCTGGATTGCCGAACACCTGGTCGTTCTCAATCGGCTTACCACAAAGCTGACAACTACTCATACGGCCTCCGGTCTTACGATGGGCAGCGAGCGCGCCGCCGCACTCACCAGGTCAAAGTACGTCGCGTACACATCCAAATCCTTACCGATGAGCAGCCGGTACACATAAGACGCCGCCCACCCCGCCGCCATTTGATTCACCATCAAACTCTGTGCGTCGCGGAGCGCCAACTCCGCGCAGCTCTCGCCATTCGTCATTCGTAATTCGCTATTCGCTTCCAGCAGCTCCGGCGCCTGCACACTCGGCAGCGGCAGGCCGCCACAGAAACCGAGCGCGATCTCCGGCGCGCGCAGATCGGCGCGATTCCCCAGGAGCACCTGCCCGGCGTGTTCGTGATTGCCGCAGTCCAGCCACCACGTCGCGCCGCCCATCACCGTGGCCGCCGTCTGCAACTCGCGCCGCGCCGCCGCGTTATCCACCGCGCCGACCAGCAGCCGGAACGCGACGCGCCCGGTCGTCATACTCGACGCGAAGGGCGCGCAGACCGCCTGGATGTCCAGCCCGAAGGCCGCATTGTAGCGCCGCATCAACGTGTGCGCCTTATACGCCCCAATCTCCGCTGGACAGAAGTTTTGCCGCCCGATATTTTTATCTTCCACCCGATCCGGGTCAATGAACGTCAGCCGGACTTCCCGCCCATACCGCTCGCGGACGTGATACGCCAGCCGCGCCAGGTGCAGCGCCAGGAAGCTGCCCGTCCCACCGCAGCCTACCAGATAAATCCGGTAAATATCCGGGGCGCCGATCTGGAGACGATAGCGTTTTTCGTGCGTGAGGGTAATCATAACGTCATCCCCACCTGGCGCGTGATCTCGTACCCCGCCCGCGCCAACGTCCCAATGTTTTGCAATAACTGATCCATCACCATGTGCGGCGCGCTGCCTACCGCGTGCTGCACCGGCAGGCGTTCGACGGCCTGGACCGCATCCATAATCGCCGCGAAGATTTGCGGCACATCCACCGGATACGGGATCGCTGTCGGCGCGCGGGGTGTCTCGTCACCATCCAGGTAGGGTGCGAAAAACTGCCGCATCAGAACACCACACCCGCGCCCGAATCCATAGATATAGCGCTCAGCGCGTAGCCACTCCACAAACAGCGCCGCCATATCGGCCAGCGTGAACATCCCGGCCCGGAGTGGCCGATACCGACCATCGGTGTAGCGTTGCATGTGCCCCTCATCCAAGCGGCACAACGCTCTCAGAATCGCCGTAGCGCCCATCCCCAATGTACGCCGTTCCTGCATTGTCCAAGCCTCGGTAAAATATTGATTCCGCTGCGGATAATCCAGCCACGTCGCATCTACCTCGCGCCAACCAGCCCCAAACATCTCTACCACGGTTTGCATAGCTCCTCCGGTTTTATCGGCCAGAAATCCCCATACACGCCCACGCGCAGCCGGATTTCTGGTCGGGTGAAGATGCGCCCGATCACGCCGTAAATCCTGAAGCCCTGCTCGTCGGCGTTATCGGTGCCGCTGAAAAAGGCCCCCATTTCACAATGCGAATGCACGTCCAGCACCACGTCGGCCCCGGCGCCGCCCTGATATGCCAGATGTCCGGCAGTGCCGATCTGCGCCGGCGATTCGACGCTGACGCCCCTGCCGTTGACGCGCACGTGATACATCGCCTCACGCGGCGTCTCCCAGGCCACGCGGCGCGCATCGGCCAGCACGTGATCCCATAACTGCGCGGGGATGTCCACCCGCAGCGCGACCTCCGGCGCCAACGGCGGCAACCCGGCCACGCGCCCCACCGCGACCGGGATCACCGCGTGCAGGTAGGACGACTCGGCCAGCTTGAAGACGCCGTTCCCGGCCAGGAAATAGGCGTAGCTCTTACCCGGCGGCACACTCGGCGCGCCGCCCTGATAGATCGTGTAGGCCACCGGCGAGGCTATAGCGCCCATAAGTCCCCCACCTTCAGCTTCGCCGGCAGCAATTCGCTCTCCGGGAATTCCGCCTGCCCGGCCAGCGTCGCCCACAGGCCGCGCACATCGTCGGGATAGGATTTGCACCGGCCCCCGCGCAGGTGATCGCTGAATGCGCTCTCCACCATAAACAGCTTAAGCGCCGCATTGACCGTGCGCAGCGTACAGGCCGGGAAGGGCGCATTGCCTTTGCAAATCTTGCCGTCGTTATGGACGTTGGGCAAGGGCGCATAGAACAGCCTCTCACTGGCGTCCACCGGGCGGTGCTTGACGGCGAAGACGCGATACTCCCCGCCGCTGCCGCAAAACACCAGCCCCGGCAGGGAGACGTCCGCGAACACGGTATCTTCATGATCGTGCAGCGTCCACGCTTGCGGCGCGACGTACAACCCCACCTGCACGCCGCCCGTCTGCCGATACCACAGGCAATTCGGGGGCAGGATGCCAGTCACGAGCGGCAGATCGGCGAAGGTCGCGGCCACGTCTAACGGGGATACCTCGTAGGTGGACGTGCGCTCGTCGTCCAGGTAGCGCGTCCACAGCAGCGCTTCGTCGTACACATCCAGCCGCCCGCGCAACTGCTGATAATCCTGCGCGGGATTCAGCCCATAGCGCGCCACGTCCAGCGCGTTATGCACCTGCGGCAAATTCGTCGTCAGTGTCATCGGCATTTTCCTCCGGCAGCGCCAACCCTAGCGCCGCACACAGCGTCTTAATCACGATCTCTTCCGCCCCCGGTGCGCCCAAGTACCAGTCCTGGTAATGCTGCCACGCCTGCGCTGCCGGGGTAATCTCCGCCCACGCGCCCGCCAGGGTGCGTAAGTCTTCCGGCGTCCAGCCGAATTCCGCCTCATCCGCCCCAAAAATCCCATATTCCGGCAGCCAACTGCCGGGCAGGGTGTCTATAAACACGTTGCCGGATTGCCGCGCCAGGCGGCGGTAGCCGGCGGCCAGGCCATCGAAGGGCGCGGGCAGCGCCTGCAACGCCGCCAGGATCGCCAGGTAATCCCAGCCGCTCCCCACCAGGTCGCGCTCGGCCAGCCACTCCATGACCTCGTCATCCGTCTCGACCAGCCAGTCGCCCAGCTCGGCCACGTCGGTGATGCCGGCCAAGGGCGTCAACGAGCGGTAGGTCAGCGCGTACAGCGCCTCGATACCGGCCGGCATATTACCCATGCCACACACCTCCCAGGGGATGCCGGCGGCGTCAAAGGGGACCGCCCCCAACAAAACCGACTCTTCGGCGCTATAAAAAATCTGGTTGACGTAATCTAAATCGAGCGGGAACAGATGCCGCTCGACGTTGCCGAGTAGCCATTCCTCCCGGCCTACCACGCTCAGTAGCGGCGTTTCCGGCGCGTCGAACATGGCGGCAAACGCGCGTTCCAGCGGGGCGATGACCGTGAGCGCGGCCAGGTCAGCGCACGCCTCCGCCAGCGCGCTGTAACGCGGCAGCCGGAAGCGGCGCCCCAGGCGCTCGACTGCCTGGAAATTCAGAAGCCCACCGGCGGCGCAACCGCCGGGCTGGGTTGCCATTGCGTCAGACATCGTTCCTTCAACCTCCCGGCAGCCTCGGCATAGCGCGCCAGGGCCGCCTGCGCCTGCTCACCGGCCGCGAAGAGTTCCGCCATATTGGCGACATGGAGCGGGCCGCCGGTCAGCGTCTCCCCATCCCATTCCCACAGCCAGAGGACCAACGCCACCGCCGGCAAGTCCACCGGCGGCAGCGCATCCAACCGCGTCAGCACGTCACGCGGGGTCATGTGCCTGAGCCGGCGCCGCCGGTTCGTTATAGTCCCGAATATCCCAGTCGTGATCCGTCAGCCAGGCTAAAAAAGCCTCGGATTCGGCGCCGCACAACACGACCCGCGTAGCGCCATCCAGCGTAATACAGTCAGGCACGACACATTCTGCGTTGATGTCCAGCACGTTGGACAGGTTGATCCAGCGGTCATCGCCCACCCGCAAAAATACCGGCATCCGCTCACCCTCTCTCCCTGTCACCCCGTCACCTTGTCCTTTCGTCCCCGCCCGCTTAACGAAGGTGACGACCGTATCCGCCCCTTGCTGCTTTTCCTCGGTCACACAGTTGGCAATCTCTGGGAAATACTGGGTCAGTTGTTGTTTCACATCTGCCGTCGTAAACTCCCCAGCCTCGTCTTTGTACTCATAGTCGTTGTACTTGTAAATTTTCATCTGACCTTACTCCCTACTCCCTACTCCATCTCCGGGAAATGCGCCTGGAGCGCCTCCCCGATCAATATCCCGATATTCTCAAACGGCCCTGACCGCAGCACCGCCGGCATCAACCCCTCGTCGGCGATGGACACGATCACCCGCCGCGCTGCCAGCGCCGCGCCGGGCATAATGCGCGCCGTCAACACGGCGGGACGCGCCGGCGGCGTCGTGAGTATCGCCGTGCCGGTATAGACTACATGCGCGCCGGGTGCAGGTAACGTCGGACTGGTGGCCGCCTGGGGCGCTGACGCCGGGGCCTCCGCTGCGGCATTGTCATCCTTGCCAAACCCATCCCCATCCTCATCCACCCCCGCCGTGAAACCAGCGTCCGGATCGCCGGGAGCGTCAGCCCCCTCAGCAAACACCCCGGCCAGTGAGCGCCCAGGCTCGCCGGTTTCTGCGTATGCCGGCGGCGGCGTCGCCGGGAAATACTCCGCCCCCGCTCCCTCTCTCCCCGTCTCCCCCTCTCCCCCTCTCCCCCTCTCCGGCTCCGTCGCCCGCAACTGCCCCAGCGCCGCGCACTGCGGGCAGATGTGATTGCCGCCGCTGCGCAGCCAGATGCGCGAGCCGTAGCGCGCGGCTTCCAGGTCGCGCGCAGTGCGGCCACAGCCCAGGCACGTCGCCCAGCCGGGATCGGGCGTCTCGCGCCACCCCTCGCGCCGGTAAAGGTGGTAGGACTTGACCGCGTTAGCCGGGCCTTTGACCGTAACTTTGTAGGCGCGCGTCTTGGCGGTGTAACACCCGGCCTGGGTGCAGCGCGTTTCCCGCCCCACCTTGATTTTTGCCATACAGGTGGCGCAGGGCTGCGTTTCGGCCAGGCGCGGATCCCACGCTTCATCCCAGGGGATTTCGGTCAGATCGTAGGTGTGCGTCTGCACATATTCCGTCACGCGCCGCTCTACTTCGGCCACCGGCACATACTCGCCCGAGCCGCCATGCTCGACCATGTGAACGAAAGTTTCCCACCGCTCGCCCATGTCCACCAGCGGCAACAGCGCGCGGCCGTGCCGCCCGGTGATCGTCCCCGCGCAGATTAGCCCCTTGATCTTCTCCGGCAGCGCTAACAGCCGCAGCAGGTTGGAGACGGTGCCCTGCGCGATCCCCCACCGGCTGCCGATCTCCGCCTGCGTCCACGCGAAATCGTGGAGCGCTTTCTCGATAGCGACGGCGCGCTCCACGTCGGAAATGTCCTTGCGCTTCTCGTTCTCTTCCCAGGCCAGCGCCGCCATCGCTTGGTCGTCCAGCACGGCCAGGGTGACCGGGAAGGTGGTAAAGTCCTGCGCGACCGCGCCCGCGCGGGCGGCCAATTGCGCGAACGCCCGCTTACGGCGGTGGCCTATCGCCAATTCCACGCGCGCCGGCGTCTCCGCCAGGAACGCCGCCACGTCCCCCGGCAGGGGGTCCACCACGCGCCCGTCGAGCACCAGGCGCGCCAGGGGCACTTGCAGCAGGCCGGAGGTCTCCGGCAGGGCGCCGCATAATTCCAGGAAGCTGACCGCGAGGTCGGTCAGATCGCCATATTCCAGGCGGCTTTGATACGGATTGTCGTCAATACGGGTCAACTCTACTCTGATCATAGTCTGCTCCTTGTTGCCATTATTTCCTGGGAAATAATCCCGCCGCCCCGCCGTCTAACGGCGTATCCTTGCGCTTGGTTAGCGTTCTTCCGGCCCGTGGCTTCACGTCACGCGCGGAGCAGCGGGATATGAGATGCTGTGCCTACCGCACCTGCGCCATCAGCCACTTATGCGCCGTGGCCCAGTCGTTTGAGCGCAGCGCCGTTTTGACTTCCGGCGCCGTCTTCAGCTTGTCGGCCTGGCTGCCCAGCCGCCCCTCGGCCTTCAGCCGGTAAAAATCCTGCCAGAAATCATTGGCCGTCAGATGGCCGCGCGGCAAATCGGTCGGCGGTTCCGGCGCCGGTTCCGGCGTGGGCGGCGGCGGCATCTCCCCCGCTCCCCCGCTCCCCCGCTCCCCCTCCGCATTTTCCCCCTCCCCCTTCACCCGCTCCTGCACGTCGGCCACCCACAGAGACGCCAGATCGCCGTTAGCGTCGGGATGCGCGCGCTTCAGCTTCTCGTAAGCGTTGCGCGCGTGCGGGAGAGCCGCGAAGCAACCCTGCGCCAGCCCCCAGGCGATGGCGGCTTCATCGTTGGGGAAGCTGGTCGGCGTCGCGCTGGCGATGCGCTCCTGGTCGGCCAGGGTCAGGCCGTCGTATACCGCCGCCTCGATCTTCTCCGGCATCCCCGCCCACTTGCCGCTGTCATCCCACAGGACCGGCACGGCGGGATAGGCCCGGCCCCGGCGCGCCCACACGACTTTGACGCCCCGCCGCGCGCCGTCCTGCACGATTTCCAGTTGCAGGTTCAGCGAGCGCAGCAGGCGGGCCAGCTCCGTCTTGCTCACGGTGGCCGTCGTCTGCTCCTTCGCGCCGGCGTCGCGCCCGGTTTGCAGGTGGTAAATCCACAGCACGTCACAGCCCCATTTGGTGATGCTGTCCTGGAGCAGGCGCATGGTCAACGCCTTTTCCCGGAAGGCCGCCATCCGGTTCTTATTCCGCTCGGCGTCGTTGTCAATCAGCGCGCGCGTGACCAGCGGCGCGATGATCGTGGTCAGGCTATCCACGATGATCGTCCGCACGTCGCTGCCCGGCATCCCCTCCGCCAGCAGCGCCGCGACCCGCTCCGCGTCGGTGTGGTCGGCGGCCACGTCGCTCAACTGGTAAACTTCGCTCGCGGTCAGCGGGCGCACTTCGCCGAACCGCTGATCCGCGTCAATGGGCAGCAGCGGCCCGCGCATCTGCGCCGCGAACGTGCTCTTGCCGCCCCCCGGAAAGCCCACCAGCGCCCACAGGCGCGGGGGATACTGCGTGCGTACCATCTTCTTGAATGTCATCGTAGCCTCCCTAAAACGTGAAACGTAAAACGTGATGCGTGAAACGTAAAACGTCATTCGTCATTCTGAGCGCAGTTTGCGAAGAATCTCACAAGAGATAGGCCAGGTCCAGCTTGTCCCGCTCTATCTCCATCACCGACACATCCGCCGGCAGCCAGGCCGGGCGCGGTAAGACCCGCCACGGTTCACGCTGGACGTACAGCAGTTCTGAGTTGCGGTAGTCTTTCAGCGCGTCGCGCATCCGAATGATCTGCGCTTTGGTGCGCACCGGCAGGCGCGGGCCGTACCACGCGCGGATGAAGTGCGCGCCCACGGTCTCATACCGCCAGCCTTCGATCTGCGCGTCATCCTGGGGCCGGTGGGCTTGTAACCAACGCACCGCTTCAGCCGCCTCCCAGCCCGCCGGCTTGACCTCGGTGTAGTTGGGCTGCGTGGAGGCCGTCCACCCGGCCAGCCATTTCTGCACCGTCCAGCGCCCAACCGTCCAGCGGAAGTCCATGCGCGTGACCGGCAACGTGTCGCCGCGATAGGCCCGGATGTGCCGTTGGGCAATCCAGGCGGAGACGACCCACCGCGCCGCCGTGAGCGTCTGGAGCGCCATTTCCAACGCGAAGCCGGCGCCGGCGTCCTCATCCTGGATAACGCGCCGGTTAGCGTCGCGCGCCTGGATGCGCCATGGGGCAGCGTCCACCGGGATCGGGCGCGTGAAGTCGTACCGGGTCGCCCCGGTCTGCGGGATCGCGTTCATGCCGCTGCCTCGCTATCCCCCTTGACACTGCCCGCCAACGGGTATACGATTGCGTCAGGTTTGCCACCCTCCCCTGCCTGGGGCGTGGGCGCTGTGTCCGCAGCGCCCGCGCCCATCCACCGTTCGAGATCGGCGGCCAGCGCGTCACACAGCCGCCGTTCCGCCTGCAATTGCTGCCGCACCTCATCCAACATCACGGCCAGCAGATCGCGCATCAGCCGCGCCGCCCGCAGTTGCGCCCGCAACTCCGCCGCTTCCGCCGGCGAAGGCACGCGCACACTTTCCACCACTCGGATATTCTGAAAGTCAAACATCGTCGCCTCCCCTAAAACGTGAAACGTAAAACATAAAAACCCCTAACCCCTAACCCCTACCCCATCACTCCTCACTCCTCACTCCTAACTCGCAACTCGCAACTCTCCGACCACCTCCCCCTGCGGCGTCCACCGCCCGGGCCGTTCCGCCGCCGCCGTCGCCAACTCCGCTAGCGTGGTGGGGAGGGGCGCGCCGTCCCGCAACTTCACAAAACACGTCCCGCGCGTTGCCGAGACTACCGCCACACAGCGCGGCGGTGGCTCGTAGAACGTAGCACAAACGTTCCAACTATAGGGCCGGGTATCAAATGCCACTGCGCCGAATTTCGCCCAACTGCGGGCTTCCTGGTAGGTCATCCCGTCCGGGCGCGGGCGCCCCGCATCAATGGCGATGTAGAAGCGCCCGCCGCGGCAGGTGATGAATTCCAGGCAGTCGCGCTGGGGGGCCGCGTTGTCCGGGGGAACTTTTTGCAAAATCACCGGGCCGGTCTCCGGCCAGGTGGCGGGGAAGGTATAACCGCTCATCCCGTCACTTCCACAGCTTGGACTTACGGGACTGTGTGGCGCGCCCCTTGAGGAGGATCTGCACCCCGGTGCGGGCGATGGTCAACCGGCGGCGAATCTTCGCGCTCTCCGTCAGCACCGGCTGCACCCCAAACCGCTCCATCAATTCCCGGTGAATCCAGCGATTCGCCACAAGGGGGTCGCTGCCCGCGTCGTGGGTCTCATAGAATTTCGCGCAGCGCTCCCGGTATTGCGGGAGCAGCGTCTCCAACGTCGCCAAAATTTGTACACTCTCGGTCTGCGTCATCCTAGCCTCCTGTTTGCCATCCAAAATCGGAAATCTGAAATCCAAAATCAAAAGCCCCCCGCCAGAACGCTGCGGGGGGCCTCAAAGAGTGCTATAATGAGGGTAACCTGACCGCCAATGCGCTGGCTGTTGGGCTAGAACACCGGGACGGGCTGCAACCCCCCCGGTGTTCGCTTTTATGTCCTGTTAATGTTGCGTAAATTCTTACGCAACTATACTGATTATAAGCCCACTTCCGATCTTGTCAATATAGAACTTGTGTTCTGTGGGGAAAGTGGGGGGCAGATTATTTCCTGGGAAATAATGGGGATGGGCCAGGGGAAAACAAAAATTCGGCGCGCTCTGGGTGAGCGCGCCGAATAAACCTAGCGAGAAATCACTTACTCCGGTGGCGATCCAGATTTCTCTAATTGCTCGATCTCAAATAACAATTGCTGCAACTCATACCGGGTAATGTCTGACCGGTCGGCTTTGGCATAGAGGGCCAGACAATACCACACCGTCCCCAGCCGGTAATAAATCACGCGATAGCCGCCACTTTTGCCATGCCGGGCATCCCGATTGCGCACCCGGAGTTTACCCATACCGTAATCATCGGGAATGATGACGCCGGTTTCCGGCACGCGCAGGAGCAAGTCCAGTGCCGCCGCCATATCGGCGCGGATATGGGGATAACGCCGTTCCAGATGTTTCAGATCGCGGGCAAACGTGGCGCCAAATACCACTCTACAAGTCACGCAGCGCCTGCCGCCAGTCATCCGGGATCGGTTGGTGTAAGGCCTGCGCTAACAATTTAGGCAATAAGGGACTATGCGCCAGGAACTCATCTTCCGGTTCCGGGAGGTATGGCCCGCGGTTATCCCGCAGAATCTCCCATTGGAAAGCCGTTAAAGGCGCCGCGTCAGCCGCGGTGGGGGATAGCGCAAAGTAGCGAGCGGTGGCCGTACTCACCGCTAACCAGGCCGACATATCCCGCCCAGTCACGGCGGCCCGGCGTTGCGCCTGGGGGTCATGGCGCGTCTTCATCTGCCATCTCCTGGATACGTAAAAAATCATTAAAATTCTCCTGTAGCACCGTCAGCAAACTCTCCATTTGGGCGGGGCTGAGGATAATGCGGGCGACACAATAGGCTTCAATCACTTCGGGGAGTTGCCCATCCGCCTCCAATCGTAGGGGCGGCCGCGCCTCAAAGAAATTCAACACGAACTCATCCGGTGTGTGTTGTACAATCACGTTATTCGCATAGCGGCTCACCAGGTGGGGATCGACGACCCACCGCAGCGGCACGCGATATAGCTGTTTCTCAGTCATAGCTCCTCCGCCAGGTTCACTGATCTGCTCTCATTATACCGCACCTGGACAAGTTGTCACGAAAAAGACGCAACTTACCCTTAAGGACTGGCGCCATAGCAATGCGACGCCCCCCCGCACCCCTGCACCTCCGCGCCCAAGCCCCGGTTTGCCTATTCGCCGGCTGGGGGTATACCGGTAGGATGCAAACCTTACTCTGTTACATCCGCCGTAGTTACATGCCCGACGAAAACGCCAGCGTCAGCCCGGATCAGCAGCGGGCTGCCATCCGTGCGCTGGTGGAGGCGCGCGGGTTCGCCTGTGAATGGTACGTAGACGCGGAGGGCCACCGTAGCGGCCTCTCCGAAGAAGGCCGCCCGGCCTGGCTGCAACTCAAAGCCCAACTGCCGCGCGCCGACGTGGCCGGCATCGCCGCCTACGACCTGAGCCGCATCCACCGCAACACGCGCGAGTTCCTGGAATTCGTGGACGAACTGGAAAAGCTGCACAAACGCATGGTGTTGGTCCACGACATGGTGGACACCGGCACGGCCGGCGGGCGGATGCTGGCGACGGTGCTGGTCAGTATGTACGAGATGGAGGCGCGCAAAACCTCGGAGCGCGTCACCGCCAACATCGAGTACAAGCGCCGCGCGCTGGGCTGGCACTGGGGCACGATCCCCTTTGGCTGCATCCGCATCAAGGGCTGCCTGCAACCCGACCCCGACACGCTCTGGTTGACCGACGCCGCCGGCGCGCTGCGGGAACGCCCCTACCACGCCGCCTTGCAGCAGGCCTACGAGTGGTTTGCCGGCGGCGACTACACCTACGACAGCCTGACCGCCGCCCTCAATGCCGCCGGCTGGCGCTTCAAAAACCGGCAGGGCGTGGCGCGGGAATGGACGCGGGACGACGTGCGGCGCATCCTGGCCGCCTGGCGGCTCTACGCCGGCGACCTGCCCCTGGGCCGCCAGAAGGATCACCCGGCCGAAGTCATTGCCGGCCTACACGACCCCATCCTCGAGCCCGACCTGTGCCGGCGGGTGGGGGCCGAACTGGAACGTCACGCGCGCGCCTACACCACGCACGGCCCGCGCAGCAGCTACCTGCTCACCCCGCTGCTCGTCTGCCACAACTGCGACCAGCCGCTCACCACCGCGCGCCAGGAGGGCGTGCGCTACTATCGCCACGCCGCGCGGTGTAAAATCCCCGCCTGGATTCCCGCCGACGGCTACGAGCGCAGCTTTACCGCGTGGGTGGGCGCGCTGGACACCCCCGGCCTGCCGGCCGCGCTCCACGCCGCGCTGGCGGCCATCTCACCCACCGGCGCCGCCGCGCACCGCGAATTGCTGCGCCTGGAAGCGCAGCAGCCGCGCCTGCTACAACGGCACCTGGCCGGCGACCTGCCCCTGGCCGCGTACCTGGCCGCCTCCGATACCCTCGCCGCCCAGCTCCGCGCCGCCCAAGCCGCCTTGCCGCCGGGATGGGACGACATCCAGCCACAGCTCACCCGCTTCCGCGCCCTCAGCCAAGACCTGGGCGCGCTCGACTACCAGGAGCAGAAAGACGTGATCCACAGCCTGTTTGCCCGGATCGAAATTTCCGGCAACCCGCTGGACACCGGCCACCTGGTACGCTTGACCCCGCGCGACTGGCTGGCGTCCCTCTGGCCGTTCATCTGGCGCGCCGCCCCGGATTTCTGCCGGTTCCGCGATCCCTGACAGAAAAGGTGTGCTATAATAGCAGGGTAAACGTCGCATACATTACTTTTAGCCAGTTGCCCCAACTACTCCAGGCAAGTCCTCTCTGGGGCATATTTTTCTTGCAAATAACTGGCTAGATTCATATTTTAAATCAAAACCCCATCCATAGCCAGTGACGGTATGGATGGGGTTTTGTGTTAGGGGGGGACAGATCAATGGCGCAATGGGAAGTAACCGCGGCAACAGGCAACAAGGTTGAGTCATCCACGATAGAAGCTGAATGTGCGTATGTAGATACCCACGGAAATCTAGTATTGGCTGATATCGCCAATAATCCATCGCGGGTAGTGCAGATAATCCGAGTAGATTACTGGCGTTCGGTCAAACGGATAGAATCTGAAATCAAAGCACCGCCAGGATAGCGTGTAGCAGCTCACTGGCATCCGTATTGACATTATGATGCCCTCTTAGCCACAGCAGTATCAGTAACGCTGTCTGCGTATGATCCTGCAAGGGCGTTCCATCAGGATAGGTTAGCAGAGCAATTTCGGCTTTTGCCAGTTCGATCTCGGCGGCGTAATGTGTCAGAGTAGATTCATGCTCTTTATCTAACATTTTTCACCTCGTTTAATATTCTTGATACTTTTACAGGAACTGTTTTATCGGCATTATGTTCGGCCGGTTTCTAAAAATATCGCTAAGCTGTCAGGGAACTCATCAACTCCTGCCGAAACTGATCGAGGCGTTCCTTGAGCCATTCTTGATCGGCGCTAGTGGGTTCATTGTTTTTCGACAAAACGATCTGGTAACCACATTTTTCAGCGAGGGGCTTAAGCACGGACAACAATAAAGACATTACCGCCTGATCAGTCCATACGACGGTTGTGCCAGGTATGCACAAATTGAAATTGGTAATCATTTTTTCTTCGGGCAACGTACACCTCCAAAGCTATAAACTATGCCAAAACTCACTCCCGATCAACGCGCCGCGCTGCTGCAAATAGTGGCCACGGAAACGCGCGCCGCGCAGTCCTTAGAATTTGTCATCGGGCGCACTGATGATGATGTGTATGTCGCGCCGCTGATTCCCCGGCAAACGCGGCTGGCGCCGCTCGTCATCCTGCCGGACTGGCTGGATGTCTGGAAAACACGCGGGTTGATCGTCGTCGGCAGCGGCCTATCCGGGTTGCCCGCCGGCGACACCTTTGTGTTGACTGCCGAGGCGCACGCCTACGCGCGGCTTTGGGCGTTACCCGCCTGGCGACGCTGGCTCAGGGAGGAATGGGACGAGTTTAAACCGGAATGGCGCGGTATGATAGCGGCCGTGATGGCGGTGATCGTCATTGAAATCCTGAAATATCTCTACGCCTTAGTGCTGTAACACTTCGCTGAGGATGCTGATTAAAATGCTGAGCATAAGGGTGGTCAGGACCGGGCGACACACGCGCCAGGCTTCGCGTCGCGCCATCTCACGCACCAGGGCGACGGTTGTCGGTTGCGATTCTGGCTGATAGCTCATGAGAAACCTCTACAGCCACAGCCAATGGAGGGTCAGCGCCGTCACGACGCCCAATAGCACGGTAATGAACATCGAGTTGCATACCTTGTAGGCCTCGTCGCGGACAATTTTGCGAATTTCTTCTTCAGTCATCGGACTCCTATGGAAATAACAGATACCGCGCCGCTACTAAGAGGATTGCAAAGACGACAATCAGAAAATATGAGAAGCATTTTTTGTCGGCCTCCTCATAGGCAATCTTACGTATTTCTTCTTCGAACATAGTATTTCTGGCGAGCAGCGCCAGAGCTTCAGTGTAGACAATTTGACGGATTTGGGCTTCAGTCATTGGACTCCTTTTAACTATTGCGGGTATGGCGTCAGGCTCACTTGCCATTTTACCCAACACAAGCTCATAATTTTCACAGAAGCGCTATCTGATGTAAGGGAGTCACGGCCCTGACCACGGGTAGCCCCCGCTCGCGCAGTCTTTCAGCCAATACTACGCCCAGGCCGGTAGTATCTACGATAACCTGGGCTGGCCGTGCAGCCGCGGGTAGACCCATATACGCTTCCAATAAGGCGTCCGCTTCACAGTCGGCCGAACGATCTTGCATATTCTGCACGTAACGATCAGTGGTCACGATCCAGACTATGGCGGTCATCACTTTCTCCCTGTCCGAACTTTTGTTCTAGTATAGCACAAGCGCCCTGATTAAAGCAATGGTTTTGTTGGAAACATGAAACGCGATTTAAACTTGATCCGGAAGATATTACTGGCCGTCGAGTCCGCCGACACGGGCGCGGAGCATTTTATCAACGTCGCCCTGCCTGGCTATACGGCGGAGGAAATTTCGTATCATGTCGGTTTGCTGGCCGAGGGCGGCTATCTGGCCGCGCACGACTTTTTCAACGATGGACAACATACCTGGACGCCGTTACGGCTGACATGGGAGGGCCATGAGTTTCTGGCCGTAGCCCGCGATGATACCATTTGGCATCAAGGCTTAGAGCTGCTGAAAAAAGCGGGGGCTTCGTTGGGATTACCCGCGTTGGCGACGCTTTTGGAGGGCCTTGTAAAGACTTACATTAGCTTCCCATGAGTCTTTCAGCACTCCAGCGCCCTCGAAGGTGGCAATAATCCACGCCGCTCCCAGGAAAGCTCCCAGAGCGCACCCCAGTCCGCTGCCGAGTATAAAAATCGTCATAGCTAAGAAAACTTCTAAAATCATGTCCTTTCCTCATCAACCTTCTGATTAAAATATAGCACAATTTCTCTTACTTTTCCAGAGATTTTAACGCACTTTCCACTTTGCCCTGCTTAATTCTTAATTCTTAATTCTTAATTCATAGGAGGCCCCCCATGTCCCCCACGCCGACTGAGATAATCAATCCGGGCGAGTTTAACCCCAATGAGTGGATTACCACCCAGGAAGCCGCTGAGATTACGGGATATACCACGCGCAATCTAACAAAGATGGCGAAAAGAGGGAATATAGAAGCAGTTAAACGCGGGAACATGCTATTCTTCAGAACAAACGACATCATTAGGTATGCGCAATTAATGCAAGCTATGGGAAAGACAAAACATACCCCCAAAAGCAAACGACAAAAGGCCGACTAAACATAGTCGGCCTTTTTCTATTCCTCAACTTCAAATCCACGATTTGTCTATTGACATGAAGTTGAAATTATTATACAATCAAGTTGTTCCTAATCAGGAAACACATGGTTGCCGCCCGCGATAGCCGCCAGCACAGAGGCGCTGAGTCATAATCTTAGCCCTGCCATTGCTGGTGGGGCTTTTTACTTGGGAGGCCCCGATGAACAAACCACAGGAGGAAAGTATGGACGGATATGTACCCGTTACCGCCGCCGCCGCCGTTACCGGCTACTCGCCGACGCGGGTGCGGCAGCTCGTGCGCGACCGGCGCGTCGCCACCCGGCCCTTCTATGGCCGCACCCTGGTCAACCTGGCCGACGTGCAGGCGTACCAGGCCGCACAAGTCGCCCTCGGCCCGGCCAAACACACGCCCAAGAAATACCGG